ACGGCAACGGGCATTCCGTCGACCGTGCTGCGCCCATCTGGAGTTGAGGCTGGCATTACGCCAGAGAGCTATTGGGAATACTGGACACCGCCGACGCCGCTGTTCAATGGGTTGGTTGTTCGTCTCAATCTGGTCGACCCACAAAACCGCGCCTATTTCTACCAGTATCGCTTCCGTAATCGTACGGGAACGACGTGGGGTGCGTGGGATCAGACGTATTGGACGACGGAGAACTACAAGAACCGCACGACCACGTTGTTTTATATGAAGGCGGACTCGCTCGATGATACCAAGACGTATCAAATCGAGTGGCGCGTCTACGGTGCCGACAATCAGGGCAACGTCAAGTATATCCGCGAAGGCACGAGCGAATACCCGCTGAACTTCGGGCAGAACAAGCCCATCATCAAGGTCCAGAAGCAGGGCTACAACGCGGGCACCGGGAAGTACGAGGTCTGGTGGCGGTACTACTTTGACCGTGGTAATAACACGCTGGACGAGGATGGGGACGACAATCGCTCGCAGACGTTTACCACCTCTGTCATTGCGGCCTCGGTGAAGGACCAAAGCGGCACCACAGCAACCAACGTGGTGACGAGCGGTACCAAGACGGCGGACGGCTGGAAGGCGACGTGGGACTCGACCGCATCGCAGGCGTGGGTGTACGAGATTAGCGTCAATACCGCGCTCCCGCAGGAGTCGTATATCCAGTTTCAGGATACGGACTACCTGAACTCGCAGTTTGTCGCGCCGACGAGTGGGCAGACGTTCACCGGACCGGCAGCGGGCGCGGCGGGATCGGGCGATGTGGTCGGGGATGACACGTCGACGACCATCCAGAACATCGTCGCCTACAACACGACGGGCGGCAAGAACATCACCGAGTTGACGGGGACGCAGGGCGATGTCTTGTACCACAACGGCACGTCGTGGCAGAAGCTCGCGGCGGGCACGGCGGGACAGGTACTTCGCACGAACGGCGCGGGCGCGAACCCGTCGTGGTGGACACCTGCCGACCCGACCGGCTACACCTACATCGTCAAGCCGACGAGCCAAGACGTCACGAACGCGGGGTTGACCAACGATACCGCGTTCACGTTTGCCGTCGCGGCCAACAACCGCTATATGCTGACGATGGAGTTGGCTATTGCGGGTAATAGCACGGCGGGCGATTTCACGATGGGATTCATTGTCTCGACCGGCACGATGAAAGGTCGCGGTAACGTGCAGAACTTGACGGCAGCCGAGGCGATTCAAAACGTCATCATCACGGCACCGAATACTGCGACCACGACGGCCATCGTGACGGGTACCCCAGCAGACCTTGACACGCTGATTGCCATCCGTATTCAGTTCGCCTTTACGTTTGTGTCTGGCTCCAATGGGACGCTGACGTTCCGCTTCGGCAATGCCACGCCGGGCGCGGGCGTCACGAGCCGCGTCTACAAGGGTAGCATCCTCGGCTACAAGAACATCACCTAACCCTCTCCAACCTTCCTCCATCGAGGTCGTATGCGGCTCCACCTGTTGTCCATCCCCCACACGGTCACCACGAAGGCGTTCGCCCATTGCGCCTTCACGCAGAAGGTCTACAAGCTCCCTCGGATGCTCCGGCCTTTGGGCTACGAGGTCATCCACTACGGGGTCGCCGGATCGGACTCGGGGGCCGATGTCGACGTGACGCTGATGGAGCAGGACGAGCACCAAGCCCTCCTCGGCCATCCGTACCACGAGCACGGCGCGGGCTTCTACGGGGACGACGCGAACGCGGGGAACCCGGTCTACACCCAATGGAACCTGTACGCCCGCGATGCGCTGAAAGAGTACGTCCAGCCGGGCGATTGCATCTTGCTTCCGTTCGGTCACGCTCACGCGGCGGCGATCCGTGACCTGCCGGTCCTGAAGGCGGGGGCGTCGGCCATCGAGTCCGGCATCGGCTACTACGACTGCCTCCTGCCGTGGCGCATCTACGAGAGCGAGGCCGTGCGGCACGGCTGTATGGCGAAGGAGGGGCGGCACGGCGTCACGCCGTTGTCGCAGCGGTTGGAGTTCGTGGTGCCGAACAGCTATGACGTGGACGAGTGGCCCGAGGGACCGGGCGGGGACGCGATTGTTTTTCTCGGGCGACTGACCGAGGGGAAGGGGTTGGGGCGCATCTTGGAGCTCGCTCGGTTGCGGCCCAACATCCCGTTCAAGATTGCCGGGCAGGGCGACATCTCGATGTTCGGGGACGTGCCCAAGAACGTTGAGGTGCTGGGGCCGCTGACGACGGAGCGAGCGGCGTACCTCGGGCGGGCGCGGGCGATTATCGCCCCGTCGCAGTACGTCGAGCCGTTCTGCGGGGTGGTAGTCGAGGCGGCGCTCTGCGGGACGCCCGCGATCACGACGGCGTTCGGGGCGTTCACGGAGACCGTGGCGCAGGACCGCACGGGCTTCCGCTGTCAGACGACGGCGCAGTTCCTCGAGGCCATCGACCGGGTGCGGGACTTGGACCGCAAGGACGTCCGGGCGCGGGCGCGTCGGTTGTACGGGATGCGCTCGGTCGGCAAGGCCTATGACGCGGTGTTCAAGGTGGTCAAGGAGCGGACGGACGCGGGCGCGTTTCCCCTTACCGGGTGGGCTTCCTGATGACCGTCAGCATACAGGCGCGGTGGATTGCCGCGCAGATCGGCGAGCGTCGCTTCCACGTTGACGTCGTGCCGGAGTGGGGCGACCACGCGAACCCGGACGTGCGGCGGGTGCGGGAGCGGCTGATGCGGCAATGGTATCGCGGGATGCTCGACCTCCCCGAGTTTCGGTGGGTGAGCGTCACGGACTACGGGTGCGGCCCGCAGTCGATCCTCTTGGACATCCCCGGCGCGTCTGACGTGACGGCGATGGCGGTCGATCCGTTGCGGTTCACGGACGACGACGAGGCGAACTACCGGCGCTCTGGCGTCCAGCGGTACATCGGGTCGGCGGAGCATTATGACGGCCCGGTGACGCAGGAGGGGTGGATGTATAACTGCCTCCAGCACACGCTCGACTGGCGGAAGGCGTTGCAGACGGCGCTCCGGCATACGGGCGAGGTGTTCCGCCTCTTTGAGTGGGTCGAGGTGCCGACGGACAGCCTGCACCTGCACACGCTCCACGAGCCGGAGCTCCGAGCGGTCTTGACCGAGGCGGGGTTCGACGAGATGGGGATGGTGCGCGGGGAGTTCACGCGGGGGAAGTGCCTGCCGTCGGCGTTCTACGCGGGCATCTGGCAGCGGGTGTCAAGTGGACAACTTGACGGGATTGCATAAACTTTCAACAGGCCTTGACAGGAGAGACCGATGGCGCAGGACAAGTCGAGCGTGATGCTCTTGGTGGCGGGCTTCTTTGGCTCGCTGGTCGCCGTCGGGAAGGCGAACCACGCCAGCTTGCGGGATAACCTACTGGCGATCTCGGCGGGAACCTCGAGCGCCTACTTCCTGACCCCGGTGGTCTTTGAGGTCACGGGCATCGCGGCCTCGCCGAACGTGCAGTCGGGGATGGCGTTCCTCCTCGGGGTGCTCGGGATGCGAGGCGTCGAGATGCTCATCAACAAAATCTTCCCCGAGCACAAGGACGGCGACAATGCTTGACCGCGTGAATGTCCTTGCGAACGCCGTGATGACCATCGGCTCCGGCGCGTTCTACCTGATGCTCTTTAGCCCGGCGGTCAAGGCGTTCAACGCCGAGGCGCAGTTTGGGCGCGTGTCGTATTGGGTGGTCCGGGTGGGCCTGTCCTTCTTCGCGGCGGGGAGTCTGCTCGCGACGCTCACGATGCCCGAGGTGTCGTGGTCGCAGTTCATTCGGAACGTCGGCACGGCGATCCTGTTCGCGTGGGCGGCGGCGTATCACGCGAAGAAGTGGGGCGTCCTCACGACTCGGAAGCGGCAGAGGGGTAGCATCCCGGTGGTCAAATGAGTTGCACCCATCCGTCCCCGAACCACAACACGCGGGGCGCACAGGCGGTCAAGGTCATCGTCCTGCACGCGGACGCGAGCCCGAACGAGAAGGGGTGCCTCTCGTGGCTCCAGTCGAGCGAGTCAAAGGTCAGCTACCACGCGCTCGTCGGGCGCGACGGCAAGGTCTACACCGTGGTCCCGTATGACCGCCGGGCGTGGCACGCGGGCAAGAGCGAGTGGAACGGCCACAAGGACGTGAACGGCGTCTCGGTGGGCTTGTGTTTCTCGAATAAGAACGACGGCAAGGAGCCGCTGACCGAGGCGCAGCAGAAGGCGATGAAGGCGTTGATCGCGGACGTGCGCCGGAAGTACGGGCAGATCCCGGTGACGACCCACGCTCGCGTCGCGCCGGGGCGGAAGAACGACCCCGAGCACGTCCCCGGATTTGTCCTTGCGGACTACGAGTAGCGTGGCGCTGGTACTCCTCCTGCTGGCGCTGGTCGCCCTCGGGGGCTGGTGGGTCGGGCGGGGGTCGGTGCCGAACTATGCGGCGCGGGTGGATAGCTTGGTGTCGGTCGCTGACTCCCTGCGGGGCGTGGCGGGCCGTCAGCGGGCCGCGACTGACACGGTGGTCCTCCGACTGCGGGAGGCGGGACATCGGGCCGCAGACGCCAACCTCGCGCTCGGAAACGCCCTCGACACGGCCCGCTACGCGCTCGCGACGGACTCGAGCCCGAAGGCGCTCCGTATGGCGTTGTCGGACGTTGTCGCACAGGCGGAACGATATCAAGCCGAGGTCTTGACATATCAGGCGCACGTTGACACTCTTGTCAAGGCGCACCTTGCCGAGCGTCAAGCTACCGCGCAACAGGTGGACGCATTACAGGCGGTGGTCGACGAGCAGGCACGGGCGCTGGAGGCGGGGCGCTGCTCGACCTTCTTCGGGCCGTGTCCGACGCGGTGGCAATCGTTCGCCCTCGGGGGTCTGGTGGCCGCTGTCGTCTTGGCGCTATTGTAGGAGATGCCCTGTATGCCTGATTGCGTCCGCGTGTTCTGCCCGTCGTGCGAGGGCGAGAGCCGCGACCCGACGAACCCCGCCTGCGAGGATTGTATGTGCGGGGGCCACATCGATATCAACCGCAACGCTGACGGGTCGGTCCCGGCCTGTCATCCCGACGGACGGGTGGTCCGTGAGTGGGTCGATCGCCTGCTCCCCGAATGGGCGCTCGCAAAGACCTGACCGCGTGGACGCTCCGCGAGCTCGAGCGGCTCGCGTCCCTCTCCGCGCAGGGGATGGGAGCGGCGGTGGTCGCCGAGACGTTGAACCGAGAGTTCCATCAGGGCGTCCCCATCCGCACCATCTCGGCGGTGCAACTGAAGCGGGGGAAGCACGGCATCAAGGTCGCCGAGCGTCCGAAGGGCGTGACCCCGGTGACGCAGCGGGAGCAGTCGGTCGAGCAGTCGGCGGGGACGGACGGGATTGTGGCGCGGGCGAACGGCTCGCGCATCAAGACGGTGGACGACCTGCTCCGACATATCGACGCGGACCTGACGCGCTACGAGGTCGCGGAGTCGCAGGCGACCAAGTACGAGGTGGCGACCAAGAGCCCCGAGGGTGAGGTCGAGACGACCGAGCTCCACCGGGTCTACGTCAAGCTGAAGCCAAAGGCGGGGCCGTCGACGTTAGAGCAGGTCGAGGCGGTGCTCGCGGGCGCGTTCGCGTCCCGGCACCCGGTGAGTGCGCCCCGGCCAAAGCCCGTCGCGTCGGACCTCCTGCAAGGCGTGGTCATCGCCGACCCGCACATCGCGAAGCTCGCGTGGGGCGAGGGGACTGGAACCGAGAGTTGGGATACTAACAAGGCCGTGGTTACCGTGCGCGACGGTGTTAGTGCGATGCTCGAGGCGGGAAACGAGCGCAAGGTCGGCCAGCGTCACTTCTGGCTTCTCGGTGACTACTTCCACCACGACGGGCAGGGCGCGACGACGAAGGGCACGGTCTTGGACTACGACACCCGCGTCCAGCAGATGTTGAAGCGGGGGACCGAGGTGCTGTTCGACCTGATCGCGGCGAGCGCCGAGCGAGTGCCGACGAAGGTCATCCTCGTGCCGGGGAACCACGACCGCACCCTGACGTGGGCGTTGCAGCGCATCCTCGTGTCCGAGTTCCGGCACCACAAGGGCGTGACGATTGACGACA